CTGGTTGCGGGTTCAGCGACCGGAGCCGTTTATGACGTTGCCACGGTAGGCGGCGCGGCGGCGGCGAATGAAATCGCGGTCATCCCGGATACCGTTGGAACCTATGCGATCAACTTCAAAACCACCAAGGGCATCGTTGTTGTTCCCGGCACCGGCCAGACCCTTGCGATTTCTTGGTCTTAATTAGGGGATATCGATGCCTAGCTATTACAACCGAATCGTTCAACTGAACGTATCGGAAACGGTAGCTCCCGTACCCAGCAAACTTCAGCAGACTGCCGCTGTCGTTTCTATGGGCGGGACCACTATCGCGACCGGAACCGTTCAGTTCATCGCCGCGCCGGGAGACTTGGCAACCTACCTTGTCCCCGCGTATGACATTTCATCCCTGACGTGGACTACGGGTGTCGCTACCCTGACCACCACGAATCCTCATGGGATTCCGGTAGGACAGACCACCAAGATTCAAGTCTCCGGCATGACCCCGGCGGGATACAACGGGACGTTTACCGCGACCTCGGCTACTACCACGGAACTTAACTACGGCCTTGCGACCAACCCCGGAACCGCAACCGTATTCGGAACCGTACTGACCGGCCCGCAGATTTACCTGACCGCCAATGACGATACCTGGTGGGCACAGGGCAATATCGGCACCGGCTACTATGTATTCGAAGCCGGAAGCGCAACGACCGCGACCGTTACGACCAATTTGCAGACCTATCTTGTGGCAAACCCGCAGACGATCTACAACTGGACGTTCTTGCCCGGCATGGATGCGGATCAGACCGATCTCCCCGCGTTCCTTTTGCTTCACAATACGCTGAACGCTCTCATCAAGTTCTACTTGCCTGTGAGCCTCTCGACGTACACCTATTGGGCAACTCAGAACACGCTCAAGAATACGTTCGCCATGATTCAGTCACCGGGCGCATCGCCTCTGACCGAATTAGATGTAACGTCTTGGGTGGAATACATTACGGCGTTCGTTCCGACTCCGACCAATCGCTTGCCGCCGAGTTCGTACACCTTCCTGAATGGTGTCACGGCTTATAGCCCGCTTCCTGCATCGCTGATTACCGCGTTCACTGCGGGGAATATCAACTTTGTAGCAACCGGCGCAGAAGGTGGCATCACCAACACGATTCTGGTTCAAGGCAAAAATCTGGATGGCACTCCGGCGAATGTCGCGTATTCAATCGACTGGGTACAGATCGAATCCAATCAGGCGATCTCCAATACCGTCATCAATGGTTCAAATAACCCGCTGTCTCCGCTTTATTACAACCAGAACGGCATTGATCGACTTCAGCAGACGGTCGTTCAGGTGGGTAACACGGCGATTGCTTCGGGCCTCGCTTTGGGCCAGGTCATTCAGGTCGAACTCGATCCAACGACCTTTGCTACCAATGTCGGCCTTGGTGTCTATGCGGGTAACTTTGTTGTCAATGCGGTCCCGTTTGCGATCTATACGGCCCTGAACCCCTCCGACTATGCCAATGGCATCTACGGCGGCTTACAGGTGGCTTACACCCCGCAGTACGGATTCGAGACCATCGTGTTCAATCTGAACGTCAGCGAATTCGCGTAAGGAGTGAAACATGGCAACTAATCCAAACCTGATCCCCGGTAACCTAAATCGAGTCCGAGCCTCGATCATCGTTCCCGGCAATTCATCACTCGACATTCCGGCTCAGTTTCAGGCGAAAGAGGGGCTCATCGTGGCCCCTCAGACTCCTGTAGTGACTCAAATGCAGGGCCTCACGACCATTGTCAACTCAGAAGAGCCTTATCAGCTTGTTCAGTTCACGATCTCCGTCATGAAGTCTCTGGCTATCAGCGCGGCCTACCTGAACCAGATTCAGAATTCTCCGATTCTGGGTACGGTCACGGCGGTTCCTGATACCTCGGTCATGTCCAAGTTCACGATCTACAATGCGTCGATCATCAACTGGAATCAGATCAGCATGGCGGGCCTTCAGCCTGACTTCACTTTGATGATTCAGGGCCAGTGGAACATTTCCAACGACCTCTGGAACTTGCTGTAATCGAATTGGATGGAATAGGGGCGCGACCCGAAGCGACCGTGATCCCTGCGGTCTTTCCATCCATACTTCAGGGATTTCAACTAGGGAATTGAAATGCAAATATCCAAACAGCTTAATCTGGTCCTTCGCCAAACTGACGAGGACGAAAATCAGGTCATCGCTCACCATACGCCATTACCGACTGCGGTCTATGAGGCGCAGTGGAGATTGCTTTGTGACGTTTATTCAGACGTTATGACCTCGGGCGTTCCTTCCGCGATTAACGCCATCCCCGCGCTACTTGAGGCGGCAAAGAACCGGGACAAAGAAGCCGAAGCCAATGACCTTCTGGCGCAGATTCGGGGCGCGACTTCCGTCTATACGACCAAAGCCGAATTGCTTGATGTTGCCAACATATCGGAAGATTTGAAAAAGGAGATCGTGTCAAAAATCCTTTTTTTTATTGCCTCGGAGCGTCAAGTCTATCCGTCGAAGAAAAAGGCGTGGATTGGTCAAGTGACAAAACTTTTAGATTTGGAGCTTACGTCATCGACTGCTACGGAGGTCTTTCCTTCCTCGACGATATCGACCACGGAAGAACCTACTGGCACTATGGGCACCTCGTTTCCGATTTAATGGAGGCCATCCGAGTCCATCATTTTTATGAACTCACGGACTACGAATGGCATGACGCTTTAGCCTTCAGGAGTAGACATGGCAGAATTAACCTCGGTTCTTAGCATTGATGTCAAAGACGAGGCATTCAAGCGCCTGAAGGCCGACATGGATGGGTTCCTCAAGACGATGGATCAGGTAAAAAGCCTGACCATTGGAGCGACAGGAGCCCGCCCAAACTCTGCCATGCAACAGGAAGCCCGAAAGGCTCAAGAAAACATGGTGCAGTGGAACAAGTCCCTCAAGACGGGGGGCGAAAACCTTGCCAAGTTCAGCACTTCCCTGACCAAACTGACTGCCAATATCATTTTTGATTCGGGCAAGAAACTGGTCGGCGCGTTCACCTCGATCACCAAGGCGATTGTCGGGACAGGTGGACTTCTTTCCGGTATTGCCAGCATGGCAACGCTTGCCGGGATCATCAAACTCTCTCACACGACTCAACAGAGGAATTTCCAAGCGGCGGCGCTCGGCATTAACCCGGCAGACATGGGGCGCTATGGCGCAACCTACGGGCAAATGTATGACGTAGGCAACGTCATGGAGACTCTGGCGGTCGAAAGGGAACGGCCCGGTAGCCTACTCATGGCGAACATGGGTTTATCGCCTCAACAGGCTCAGAATATGTCCACCGAAAGTCTCTTTGAGGCTTTTGACAAGGCGTTCACCAAATACGTCAAAACGGTCCCGCAAGGTGGCAGTCAGGAAATGCTTAACGCCTACGGGTTCAGCATGATGACCCCTCTGGATTACCGTCGACGCAAGGCGATTGGTGAATCAACGCATGATGAATTGATGGAGGCCGAGCGTAACGCAAGGAAATATCAGCTTGCGGACCCGAAAGCATGGTCACGGTTCGCCATGATGCGCGGCGTAGGCATGAATAACCTTGAGACCGTGGCCCAGAATCTCATCACGCCATTGCTTCAGCCCATCGATGATGCGTTTCATAAGATTTTCGGCAAAATGGAAAGCGGTCAAGGCGGCTTCGGAAAGGCGATCGACATGGCAAAGGAAACGATCCTGTCGTTCAATCAGGCGCTTGATACCGGTAACTGGAAGCAATTCTTCCAGAAGGTGGGTGATGACATTAAATCCGTGATTCAGGCTCTCAAGCCTCTTTTTGAAGAACTCAAGCCGATTCTGAAAGACCTCTTTGATGTTGCCTTGGGCGAATTGAATGAAGGCGCTCGGATGTTCAAGCAAATGATGATCGAGTTCAGCAATTCATCGGTAGCCAAGATGCTAGGAATCTCGGCGCTTGGCGGGACTGATTCCAATTTTGGTCTGGGCGTGACCTACGACCTATCGTCTAAGGCCAAGCAAGCCGAATTATTCAAGGAGGCGGGTTCTAAATACAACGTCGACCCGGCGCTTCTGTTTGGCATGGCTATGCAGGAATCACGAATGAATCCTAATGCCGTATCACCCAAGGGCGCTCAAGGCTTGATGCAGTTCAAACCGGCAACGGCGAAGCAGTATGGGATTGATCCTTTCAATCCCGGTCAGGCGGTTATGGGCGGCGGTCATTACATGAGCGACCTTTTGCAAATGTTCGGCGGGGATGAGGAAATGGCCCTCGCCGGATGGAATTGGGGACAGGGCAAGGTCATGCCCCTCAGAGGCAACAAAAACTGGAAATCCTCCCTGCCCCAAGAAACCCGAGACTTCTTGACCAAGGTCAAAATGTATCGGATGCAAGCCGCGCACATCCCTGAATTTAGCAACACGCCGAATGGACGGATTCTCCCGATGGATCGGTCGGTTCACATCCATTTCGGGCGCGGCTCATCCAATGCCAATCCGACCATCGTCAACAAGCGGCAAGCGGCCTCCCGATAATGCGGTATTACGAGATCACATTTACGAATCCTGACGGGAGCCCGGTTTCCAAGGATAGCAATATCCCGAGCAAATTCTCATCGCATAGTGACACGTTCGTTTATAACCCCGGATGCCTTGAAGTGGAATTCGAGATTACGAACGCATGGGGGCATTTGCTGGCCGCGCAGACTCATCTTCGAATCCACAACCCGACGATTCAGATGGTCAACGGGATGCGGGCTTACAACGGAACGACCTGTCAGATTCGTGGTGGATTCAAGAAAGGATTGCCCCTGGCTGATCCGTTTCAGTCGGGCCTGATCGGTGTCGGCGTGGTGCAGAGTTGTTGGGCCAACTGGCTCGGAACCGACTTGGTTCTCGACTTCCTGCTTTATCCTTCAGCAGACTTTGGAGCCCCGGATTTAACGTGGTCGGTTGCCACTGGCGCGGGTTCGCCGTTTCCCTATTCATTCCAATGGGGAAAGGGATACAACGAAAGCCTTTTTGATGCCATCGCGCAGACGTTCGGCTATCAGGGATTAACTCTTAAGGGCCAACTGAATTCCCTGACCAATGTCGTTCCCGATCCTCCAATCCTTGATGTTCGATACACCTTTCAGGATTTCTGCGAGTTCATCCGAAAATTGAGCATCGGTGTCGTGGAACCGGCAAGCGTTCAGGGCGGCTCGAATACCGGCCAAGGCACATGGCAGGGATATCAGGGCGTATCTCTGTTCTATCAGCCGAACAGCGATCAGGTGTTTGCGTATGACGGAACGGCCTCGCCCAACGTCTTACAACTTTACCAGTCCGAATTCATCGGTCAGCCGACATGGCTCAATGAGCAAGGCGCATTGCAATCGGTTCATCCAATGCGAAGTGACGTTTCTTTGGGTTTTGATCTTCTGTATCCCAAGACTATCATTACCAATGCAAGCCCACAGAACATTGCGGCGGTTCGGAATCTGTTTGTGAATCCCGGCGATCACACGCTCAGAGTTCAACAGGTCCGACACGTTGGAAGGTTCAGAGATACGTCACCGACAGGATGGGTGACTTATATCGATGCGGTTTCGGCGTTTTCGTACAATCCGAATGTCCCGATGCCCATGCCGCCCGAAGTGGTGGGTACGGTTACTATTGAGCCACTTGAGCAGAATCCATTCTGATGAACCCACTCAGCGCCGCCTACACCCTTGCTTATGAAACCTCCCCGATCATTTTTACCGGGGGACTGGTTCAATGGAGCCCGGTGGGCCTACCGATGCTTGCCATTACTCAGGCCCTATCAACGGTCGGATCGGTCACTTCGGCCATTCTGACGGGCGGTAACATCGCGTCATTCAATCAGGCGTTCTTCACTTGGCGTCCATTACCCGGCTCGACGCTTTGGGAATCCGAGATTTCAGAGTTCCCTTTCTATACGAACCAGATTGCCGCCAATGCACAGGTGCAAAGGCCCCTGAGAGTCTCCATGCTCGGTCATTGCCCTGCAACCGGGGAATCGCCGTGGTCAGTTAAAATCGCGACTCTGATGGCCTTACAGGCGTTCATTCAGAATCACATCAATTCGGGTGGCACGTTTACGGTTTTGACTCCGAGCTACGTCTACACCAACTGCCTATTGAACAATTTCATCGACGTTTCAACGGGTGAAACCAATCAGGCACAGGTGTCATGGCAGATGGATTTTGTGCAACCGCTTTTGACGTTCCCGGCATCGACAGGAATCCTTAACTCGTTGACAAGTGCCATTCAGAATGGCGCCTCAACCCTTGCAAGTCAGCTTCCGTCACTATGACCACTTACACCGTCCCGCTAAGTTATCCGAACGCGATTCCGCTTCAGGTCACGCTTGATGGCTCAAGCTATCAGGCACTTATCGCGTGGAACCTATTCGGTCAACGGAGTTACGTTCAGATCAGCGATCAATTCGGGAATACGATCGTCAATATCCCTCTGATCGGGAGCGCACAGGCGGCAGAATACACCTACACCGTATCGGACCCCCAAGGCGTACAGGCCCCTAAGACGGTCACTTTAGCCAGCGTTGAACCGATCAACATCCTTGCCGGGTATTTCCAGACTTCGGTCATGTATTACTTCCCCGCCTCGCAGACGCTTGAGGTGCTACCGTGACGGATTTTTCGGGAAAACTACCGTGGGTACAGGATATGGCAAAAGCCATCGAGTACCGGCAAGGCGTGGCATCCGAAGATAAGGGATGGGAACTCCCCTGTAAGGTTGCGGCGATTGATCCGACCGGCCTTTTCGTCACGGTGGAATTTGCCACGAACTCGAATCCGTATCAGCTTCCGAAGATCACGATCCCGGTCAATACATCGCAGTATGTTCGATTGCCGCTACAGGTAGGCGATCCCGGCGTGACCCGATGCGCGGATGCGTCATTGCTTCCGATTAGCGGCCTGACCAATGGCGTCACGGACTTCCGTAGTGTCGGGAACCTGAATGGTATCCTTTCGTTTGAGCCCATC